AATTGCAAATGCGAATAAATCAAAGTACAGGCTCAGGGCAAGACAGGGTGAGGGTGCAAGACTGTGCGGGGAGTAAAGTCTAATAGACAGCAAGTTAAATGGCGAGAGTAAGCTCACCAGCCCTCACCCTAGCCTGGATAAAGGAGGAGAAGAATGATAATTTGGAAAACTAATTGTATCCATTATAAGGAAGAAACTATTGCCGATAATTATTGGGGATATATGGGGCAGGGGGATTACCATATCTCCGCAAAATGTGTGCTTGGGAAGGAAGTCCTTAGGGAAGATAATCCTGATATCTGGCATAAATGGGCTTGTCCTATTTATTGCCCTGAATACAGGCAGAGTAGTAAGGAGGTGAAAGATGGAAGCTAAAGATACGGTAATGACACTAGCGGAAATAAACAAAATAAGGTTGAGTAAATCACAAGAGGGCATTGAGGAAACTGTAACTGGATGGTGCAAGATAATAGCTCAAGCCCAAGCTGAAATCTCCTTCAAGGCAGGGCAACTAGACCAAGCTGCCTTTGACCAAATCAACTTTGATAAAGAGAGGATAAAGTTCCATAATAAGATAGCAGAAGCAAAACAGGCAGGGATAAAGGAAGTAACTGAATTTGTAAACCAGTTTCACAATGGGATTTGGTTTAGAATACCTGAGTTTCACTGGCAAAGCCAAGTTAAAGGAGTGGGGACTATGACAGAACAGGAATTGATAGAGGAGATATTCAAGGAGATTGAGGGAGGCATCTACCAATTTATTGAGAATGAGACTTGCTATTACGAATGCAAGGATTTTTTAGCCAATCTCAAGGGAAAGTGGGTCAAAGAGGCTCTACGGAACAACGCTATGCCATTTGAAAATCAGTATTACTAAGCGGAAAGTAATACTAAAGGAAAAGTCAGTTTAAGTGGAGATAAAATGTTAGACGAAAATAACTATCCTGATGAAGCCTCACTCAAAGCAATAAAGGAGTGGGATATTCTTACACAGGGCGTGCAGGGTCTTTTAGATTTAGTTGAGGAAAACACTAATTGGGCTGACCGCCAAATACAGCAGACAGGTAAGCGGGTAATCCACTATGCATATCATACTGGTGGCTGGTCTGGTAATGAAGATGTTATTGATGCTCTACACCACAATTTCCTTTTCTGGTCGATGTTCTGGGAAAAGTCAACTAGGGGAGGGCATTACTATTTCCGAATAAAACCTTCTGGGAAATAAGAAAATGGCATAATCTTAAAGAGGGTGAATTACCAAAGTCTTAGTCTGTTATGAGGTTGGAATAATGGCTAGACTTCAATTAGAAAATAAAGTCCTATGGGGTATTGACAAATGCCAAAAAGTGTTTTATAATCTTGGAAAGATGTAAATTATGGGAGTGATGAATGACCATAGATAACCTCTACAGAACATCTGACACGGCTCTAGCTTCTTACCTAATATCATCTGGATTTGTGCTTCAATCTATTGATTATTCACAACCCCGTTTTGAGTTCCTGTTCCCAGACCTAACGATGCTCAGGGCATCAGCCTCAGACTATATTAGTGGCAGGGCGATGACCGAGCCTATAACCTTCAATCGCATCAATAAGAAGCTCCTCCGTATAGTCAGGCGTCAAATACAATGGGGGGAAGATTGAAATGGCAAGACCAAAAAAGCAAACAGTTGATTACTTCCCCCACGATGCCGGTGCCAGCGATGGTGATACCCTCACCATATTGCAAAACCACTTCGGGAATGATGGCTATGCCTTCTGGTTTAAGTTATTGGAAAAGATTTCTAGTAGTGAAAACCATATTATTGATTGTAGAAACTCAAAGAAATGGCAGTTATTATTAGCTAAAACCCGCACTAACCAAGAAACTGGCATAGCTATTATGGATATGCTATGTGAATTAGAAGCTATTGATGCCGAACTTTGGCGCGGGGACAAAGTCATTTGGTGCCAAAAATTAGTGGATAATGTTGCGGATGTCTACAAAAATAGAAATAGCCCCGTGCCTGAGAGACCAATTCCTACTGACAATAATGGCATATCTATTAAGCATAACAGTATATCTATAACCGATAATACACAAAGTAAAGTAAAGGAAAGTAAAGTAAAGGAAACTATAATAATACCTGATTGGATAAACAAAGAGACTTGGGGAGCCTTCTTAGAAATGCGTAAGATACAGAGAGCAGTACCTACAGAACGGGCTAAGGTCTTATTGATTAAGGATTTAGAGAGATTAAAACTTGCGGGAAACGACCCCAATGAAGTTCTTAACCGCTCCATAATGAACAGTTGGAAGGGAGTCTTCCCACTCGATAAACAAGGAGGTACGGATGGAACAAATCGGAAAAATCCTCGGCAGATTATCCCTCGCACACAATACACCAAACCAGAAGATTATTGAACCGGATGGCGAGTCGGATAAATTGGAAACCCTGCGCCAGTCATTGGGTGTATCAAGTCTTGACCACACCTTCGGGAATTTTGAGCATTTGCCTGGGACAGACAGAGCATATACAGCTTTCTTTGCCATGGCTAACCGTGATGATGCCCGGCCGTTCTTGCTTTGCTATGGTGGGGTTGGGAATGGGAAAACTTACCTTTGTGAAGCACTTGCCCTTGCCCTAAGAAAAAAGGGGCGCTATGCTCGGGTGGTCACAATGGCAAGGGTAATGAGTGTTTTGAAACACTCGATGCAGGCTGATAGTGGGATGCTCTCCCTAGATGATATACTCAATAATTACTGCAAGGCACCGCATTTGATTCTGGATGATGTTGGCATGGGTGGTAGTGGGTCAGCCTGGGAATTTGGTCAACTTGAGGAGATAGTCTGCTATCGTTATCGAGAACGACTTATGACTGTCCTGACGACCAACCGGGACTTGAAAGAACTGCCGGAGAGAATAGTATCGAGATTTTACGACCCCGAGGTTGGGTTTGTCGTTCTTAATGAAGGAGCGGATTTCCGAAGAAAGGTACGGGAAGATTAAATAATTACAAAACGTGCTTAGGAAACTAGGGGGAGAGACAGGAAAGTAAAATGAGCGACATATTTTGGTTTCACGGATTTGACGGGACTCGGCCCTGGGTTGTTGTGATATTTGTCGCGGTGATAATAGTGATGATATTCGCTTTAGAATGGTTCAAAAGGCGGTGGCAATGAAAATAAAACTGTTACCTCTTGACCGGTTATTTAACTTGACAGATTTATGCCTATATGGTATAATGTTAAGTAGATTATGCCATAAGGAGTTGAGATGCCAGAGATAGGAGAAATTAAAAGAGGTAATGAAATTGGGAAAACGAGAACAACCCGATGGACTTGGTATATATGGATTGCCTGTATTGATTGTGGTAAAGAAAGGTGGGTCGCACTAAAAAGTAAATCTAATTCAACCCCTATTTTTACCAGATGTTTTCTTTGTGGGAATAGAACACCAGAGAAAAAGAAGAAATGTGCAATAAATAAAGGGTTGAAGGGAGCAAATAGTCCTGCGTGGAAAGGGGGTTACCATATTGATGATAACGGATATGTTTTGGTTTATTTACCTCCGGATGATTTCTTCTATCCGATGGCTAGGAAAGATGGCTATGTCCTTGAACATCGCCTTGTAATGGCTAAGCACCTTAATCGGTGTTTGCTAGTTTGGGAAATAATCCACCATAAGGGAACTAAATATCCGTTAAGTAGTATTGAAAACAGGAGCGATAACAGACTTGAAAACCTAGAACTTGTGAGGGGAAACGAAAGACATAACACACGAATAGATAAAATGATTAAGGGATTGCTTCAAGAAAATCTGCTACTAAAAAAGCGTATCGTGGAATTGGAAAATGCGCATCAAATTAAATAAACTTGATATTCTTTGTAGTGAGTATATCAGAAAAAGGGCAATAGCAGAAGTTGGTGGTTGTGAAAGGTGTTTAACCCCTAAACACGATATTATTAAAGAAGATGGGACTATTTATCCTGCTTGGAAGCAATTACAAACCTGCCACTTCCATTCAAGGAGACAACGAAGTGTCAGATACGACGAGGATAATTTAGCGGGCTGTTGTTTCGGATGCCACCAGTATCTTGATAGCCACCCCTTAGAGAAAATAGAGTTTTTCAGAAAACGCATAGGAGAACAGGCATTCGACCTTCTAACTGCTAGAAGTAAGCCGTCAAAGCCAGATATAGAAGCTATCACATTGTATCTGAAGGCTAAACTTCGGGAGGTAGAATGAACTTTAACGGATTATTGTTACCCAATAAGCCCAAAAGGAATAAAATGTTCACCTTTAACGGAAAACGAATGGTGACTTGGAACTTATTTACTGGCTGTAATTTCAACTGCACTTACTGTTGGGCTAGGAAGCTGGCAGAGGGGAGACTGAAGAACAGTTACCCAAATGGTTTTATTCCCACAACTCATCCCGAAAGGTTCAATAGGCATTTTAAGCCTGATGATTTTGTTTTTGTAATCAGTATGGGGGATATAGCCTTTGCCCCGTCAGTAGTTGAGGATTATATCGTGACAGTGGCAAACAGGTATCCCGAAACTAAGTTCCTATTGTGCTCAAAAGACCCTGAGATATTTCGCAAGGTAAAGTTTCACCGACCTAATATTTATTTCGGCACTACACTAGAAACTGACAGGAATTATCAATTTACAAGAGCACCATCACCATTACAACGACTGTATTCTATTCGGCAATCCTCACATATCCACAAGTTCGTCAGCATAGAGCCTATAATGGATTTTAACCCTGAGTTTATTGACTGGATTCTTACTATCAAACCTGAGATTGTAGAAATCGGGGCTGATAACTACAGCAATAACTTACCTGAACCATCGTGGAATAAAGTAGCTCAGTTAATGGGTAAGTTACGGGCAAGTGGTATAACAGTCATAGAAAAAGACGGACTAGAGAGATTGATATAGCGTGATGAGGTTAGAAGTTTGAGCGAGAGTAAGATTAAACCAGACAGGATGATGGTATCTATTTACAAAGTGCTGTTCTTCAGTAATCCGCAGGTACTTCAAGACCTCGACCGCTTTCAGATGGAGCTTTACCAATGTCATATTCAGCGTGTTCCTGAGAAGCATTTAGAGATAACAGTCCAGGGGGAAATTGAACCACTTGAGGAGATAGCCGAAATTATGAGGCAGCCGAGGAGTAGAGATTGATAACTCTAGTAGAAGCTGGCATAAAAGGGGGCTCATCTCACAAACATTTTTGGACTGATGATGAGCGGGATATAGTCCGTAGAGACTATGACGGACACAAGGCATCTGCCGAAAGAATTGCCTCAAAACTTAGTGATATGGCAGGGGATACCATAACTTTCAATGCCGTAAAAGGTCAGGCAGCTAAAATGGGCATCCTTCAGAATAAAAGCCCCGACTGGACAGACCTGGAACTAGAATTCTTGTCGGAGCACATACACGAATATTCTGTCGTCACAATAGCGAAGAGATTACATCGCTCTGTTAATGCAGTAAAGATTAAAGCTACACGCTTAAAAATGGGGCTTAGATTCCGCGATGGTTGGTATACAAAAACAGAAGTGGCGGAGATATTTGGAGTTGACCATCACAAGGTGCAAAAGTGGATTGATACAGGTGCATTATTAGCCAAGTGGTATACTGATAGGAAGCCACAGCAAAACGGTACGGCTATGTGGCATATTAGTGCGCGAGCTCTCAGGGATTTTATCGTTAATTATAACGGAGAATTGGTTGGTCGAAATGTGGATTTATTTACCATTATTCATCTATTAATTGATTGAGGTTAAAGATTTGAGTGAAGTTTATTATAAACCTAGTGAAATTCGTTTTTCTCGTCCTCAAATGCTCTGGCTTATCGAATGGTTGCCGGTATTGGAAGTGGGGGAATATCCCAAAGACCCGAAGGATAGTGGATATACGGAAAGTCCTCATGTCCAGACATCCCACAGTAGTCATGCTCCTTTTGAAACTGCCGCTCAGATATACGCTGAAGTAACAGATAGACTCAAATCAACAGGAGAATCTGGGGAGGTCTTAGTTCATGAAGTCCAGCACGGCTTAGATGTCTATGAATTACTTAGTCCTCCGGCGAAGAAAGCACTCAACTATATCAGTGGGTGGAGAAGACGAGAGCAAAGTTTCGCTAGGTTTGTTGCACAAAATAATTATAGGAGTAAATTGAATACTAAAATACCTCACTAAAATAGAAAAACTTGACAAGTAGTCTTAAAAGTGCTTTAATGTAATTTAATAGTAAGGAATATGCCCGCTGGGAGGCGGGCTTTTTATTTAGGGGATGCGATGAGGTTAACACAGAAACAGGAAGCCTTTAGTCTATTTCTCTTCCAAGATATAAGGCAACGAGAAGCATGGGGGAAGGCTGGATATTCAACTAATTACTCTTTGGCGGTTATTGATGTTAATGCCTCAAGATTAGCCAATTCAACTAAAATAAAACTAAGACTAACGGAACTCAGACAAAAGGCTGAAGATGCTTCTGTCGCCAATGTCTTAGAACGGAAGCAGCGCCTTACTGAGATTCTAAGAGCTACAATTCCTGACTTTGTCACTGAGGATGGCATCAAAGTTGAGAGGAAATCACCTAATATTGGAGCTGTTTCAGAGATAACAACTAAGACTAAAGTCTATCGCAAAACAGGGGAAGCAGTCAATATTATCAACTTGAAACTCCATAGTCCTATCCAAGCCGCTGACTTGCTCAACAAGATGGATAAGATTTACTCAGAAGGCGGTACGGTTAATATAGATAACCGTAAATATGAAGTATTTGTAATTTCAGAAAAGGCTAAACAACTCACCGATAGAATTCTGATAGGTGAGGGTACTATTGAGAATACAGACCACTAGAATCTATGAGCAGAATGCAGAAGCATGGCTTAATAGAGGAAAGGGAATCAGGCGGGCGCTTGATGAAGGTGGGACCGCCAGCTCAAAGACCTGGTCTATACTTCAGCTTCTAATCCTAATAACTCAGCACACTAAATCTAAACTCTTGGCTTCCATAGTCAGTGAATCCCTTCCGCATCTCAAGCGTGGAGCGATGCGAGACTTCTTCCGTATACTAGACGAGAGCCAGGACAATAATCCTAGATATAATAAAACTGAGCATGTTTATAACTTCGGCAATGGAGCGATAGAGTTCTTTGGTGCGGATGAGGCGGACAAGGTGAGAGGCCCGCGCCGGGACATTCTCTTCCTTAATGAGGCTAACAATATCCCCTGGGAAACGGCAAGAGGGCTTGATATACGAACCAATAAGTTCACCTTTGCCGATTGGAATCCTGTTAGCGAATTCTGGGCACACGAACAGTGGATAGGGCAACCTGAAAATGCCTACATTCATAGCACATACCTTGATGCTCTTGATGTTGTATCCCATGAAGTCATCGCTAATATAGAATCCAACAAAGGCAAAGACCCGAACTGGTGGAACATCTACGGCTTGGGGAAGTTAGGGAAGGTAGAGGGGCTCGTCTATCCCTACTTTAACCAGGTGAACGAACTTCCTGTAGGCGGTGATGAGTTCTACGGTCTGGACTTCGGTTACTCTAACGACCCGACTGCTCTAATTAAAAATGTCATTAAAGGTGATGAGCTTTACTCTCAAGAACTTATCTATGAGACCGGTCTAACCAATGACATGATAGCTAATCGGATGCTGGAACTCGGTATCCAGAAACATAAAGACGAGATATTCGCCGACTCGGCAGAACCCAAGTCCATTGATGAGATTCACAAATTCGGAATCAATATCAAGGGCTGTCCTAAAGGTGCTGATTCGGTAGAATACGGACACCAGAAGGTCAGGCAATATAAACAATTCTGGACTAAGGACTCTCTGAACTGCATCAAAGAGCAGAGGAATTTCAGATATATTCCTGATAAGAACGGCAAATTGACCGATAAGACAACCCACAATTTCAGTCACGGTATGGATGGTAGGAGATACGGGGTTATTGGGAAACTTTTAATTGTAAGAAAGCAGTTCATGGTGGGTTGATTTATGATTCCATTGTTCCGTTCACAATTATGTAAGTGTGGTTGCGGTGAATCACTTGGCCTTTGTAAGCGACCTAGCGAGATTAAGCGCCAATTTCTTCGGGGGCACAATAGGCGGCTTTATTCCCCTCTTTTAGACCCTGATGTAGAGAAGAAAGCACGAAGGTCATATAAGGGAAAGGGGAATCCGTTTTTTGGAAAACACTTCACCGATGAATCTCTCAGGAAGTTAATAAAAGCTAGAGGCGCAAAGCCAAATAAACTTGAAAAACATTTAAGCAATATACTCCAACAATCCTGCCCGAATGAGTGGAAATATGTAGGCGATGGCGAGGTTATTATCGGGGGGAAATGCCCCGACTTTTTAAACACCAATGGCAGGAAGCAAGTTATTGAGTTTATGGGGAATTATTGGCATCCCCTGTTTGACGGGGCTAATAGAATAGACCATTACAGACAATATGGTTTTGAATGCTTAGTAATTTGGCAAGATGAGCTCAAGGACATAGAAAAGCTTAATAAGAAAATTAAAAAGTTTGCCAAGCCTTTTAGGAGTAAAGATGCTTGAAAAATTTAGGCGAAGCTTAGCGGTTACCTTGATGCCTGAACGGAAGCAGACGGGTAAGGTATTAAATTTATCGTCTTTGAATTACCCTGGCCAACCTGTCTATACCGATTTGACTGTCAGGAAAGCCACCCGAGAAGGCTATAAGCTCAGCCTCTATGTATACCGAGCAGTTAGAACAATCGTACAGGCAGCCTCGGGTATTCCTTGGATAGTACTAGACAAAAATGGCGAAATCATTGAAAACCATCCTTTCGAGTTCTTAATGAAACACCCCAATCCTGAGATATCCGGGCAAGACCTGATGGAGTTTACAATAGCGCACCTCAAACTTGTAGGCAATGCCCTGTGGCAACCGCTTATCGTAGGGGGTCAGATTAAGGAGCTTTATATTGTAATGCCTGACTTGGTGCAACCGATAACTGCCGAAGTAAAAGGCCAGTGGCTTAAAGGATACCGGGTGTCCGACCCTTCTGGTGGGCAATATGATGTCCCCCCGGAGACCTTTATTCACTTTATGCAGTTTGACCCTGGTAACCCATACTGGGGAATGGGCGACCTTTTGGCTGCTGCCCGGACTGTGGACACAGACAATGAGGCTCAGGATACCCAGAAAGTTTCTATGCAGAACCGGGGTATTCCCTCCGGAGTCTTCGAGCATGAAGAGACACTAACCCAAGAGCAGTTCGAAGAGCAGAACCGCCGGGTGCAGGAGATATTCCTCGAGAAGACGAAGAGGCGTGCTCCCTGGGTACTCGGTGCCGGTGCTAAGTGGCAACAGATGTCTATGACGCCAGTGGAGATGGATTATGTTCTCTCCCGTCTCCGCAATTTGAGAGATATAGCTGGTGCTTTTGGTATTTCTCCTATTTTCCTCGGTGACCTCGAGCAGTCCAGCTACAACAATATGGTAGAGGCAAGGAAGTCGCTTTATCAGGAGTGCGTGATACCGCTTTTTGACGATATCAAGTCTACTCTTAATCTAAAAATAGCCCCACTCTATGGTGAAGATATCCATATCACTTATGACCTGTCGAATGTGGCCGCCCTCCGTGAAGACTTTACCAAAAAGGTAGAACAAGCTAAAAATCTCTGGAGCATGGGAGTTCCCTTCCAGCAAATAAATGACCAACTGGAATTGGGCTTTCAAGAGTTCGAGGGCTGGGATACCGGTTATTTGTCTGTGGCATTGTTGCCTATTGGCAGTTCTCCTAGTGAACAAACTCCAGTCAAGATGATGAATAAAGCCCTTAATCTGATTAACGAGGAACAAAAGACAGCCCATTGGAAGCGTGTAGATAGGCGCAAGATAGGCTGGTGGGCAGTTCTTCAGAAGAAGATAGAGCCTTTGTATAAACAAATTGGCAGAGAGGCTGCTACAGCAGTTGAGGGTAAGGATTCCCATCTTGTTGAAAGAGCACAAACAGCGATAGGACAGATGTCTCCCGGGTGGGAAACTATTATTACTGCTTCAGCCTATGCGCTAATTGAGGATTTCGGGAACGATGTATATGAGGCTATAGCAGGCAAAAGCACATCTCCATCAGAAATTAAACAGTTTGACCCGACCGCGGTGGCAATCAGGGCATGGCTCAAGAAGCATGCTGCCGAGAATGTCAAGACTATATTAGACACTCAGAAAGAGGCAATGGGCAAATTGATTGCCAAGGGTGTGCAGGATAATCTCAGCACTTCTCAAATAGCCAAGAGCATCAGGGAATATTATGATACTAATGCCAAGTATCTGGCTATGAGAGTGGCTAGGTCTGAAGTGGCAACTGCCTCGGGTTATGGTTCAATAGCAGCTGCCGAGCAAAGCGGAGTTGCCGCGACAAAGACCTGGCTCTCCTCGAGGGATGATAGGGTCAGGGATAGTCACCAGGCGATTGACGGCGAGACCGTAGCTATGGGAGAAGACTTTTCAAATGGGTTGGAATATCCCGGTGACCAAAGGGGAGACCCTGCAGAATCGATAATGTGTCGGTGCGTGCTGATATTCCATAGTTAAAAGGAGGATTTATGACTTGTATTGTTGGATTAATACAC